GATGATTCGGTAGTAGCGGTTGTTGATCTGCGACATCCCGGCGACGCCGGAGATGAAAACAATGTCATCCTTGCGGTAGCCACAGTTCGGCGCAACGATAATGAGCGTGTTGGATTGGTAAGTGGCCGTTATGCCAATGCCGCCCTCTAGGACCGGGGCGCCTTGGTAGTAGAACCGAATATATTGTTGACCAAACTCCAACGCGAAACCAACCGTCGAGGAGAGTTGGTAACGGACCATCCGGATTTGTTCGTTGAGGCCGTAGACTATCCCCCAACCCATCCCGATCCATTTGGTCCCCATGCGGGTGCTGGCGCCACCGCGGTAGTCTGGGAACCAATTCCGCATCAAAGCGGAGCCGGATTTATACTTCGCTACATCCACCCGCGAATGAAGATTAGGCGACCATTCGCCTGAGTTGAACGAGGCCTGGATTACAAGCTCGGACATGGCTCACCCGAATATCGGCCACATGGAGCCCCATTCGAACCCGCCGAATGGACCGGAGTAAGGTTCGGGGAAGTCGACCCCGCGCACGCGCACGAAGTCGGGGGTGATGTCGTTGATCGTTAGGCCTTCGTTGGCGTCGCCGGTTCGGGCGGTTTCGATGATTTGGTTGCCAAGGCCTACGGAGTAGTTGGCTAGTTTCTTATCGCCGGTCAAGGCCATGACCACCCTAGCACCGAGGATATGGGCCCAGGCCTCTTGGAGCTGATCGTCCATGAGTTCTGGATCGGTGATCCGGCAGACGTAGTTGAGCGTAGCGAATTCTTGGTTACAAAGAACCACGCGTTGCTGAAACGGCCCGTTGTAGACCACGTTGAAACTGGCCCCAACGCCGCCGACGTTGCTCGATCCTTGCGGGACAGGGTTGGGATAGCCGTAGAAGTAGCTCCCACCGCCTTTATTTGCCCCGCCATAGATTTGTTGGACCGGAAGGACGGTGGCCACACCACCGTAGGCATCGGTGGTTTGGACTGCGAGCTGGGCCGGGGTTCCCATTGGCGAAGAGCCGGGATAGTCTTTGGAGTAGCTCGGGAGGGTTATGACCTCCCCCGGAACATGACCCGAACCCGGCGCGGCCACTGTGGCCGAAGAGACGGTGTAAAGCGACTCGGTCTGGACCTTGAACTTCACCGGTGGTCCGAGCCAGAAACTCGGGGCTCCGCCAGTGACAGCGGTGGTGATCGGGATGCCAGAGGCAAAGCCGGTCTGAGTGGCCGGGATTACCGACACCGCCCTTATGCAGTCGTAGGGGTATTGGTATTCGTAGGCCCACGGCGGCGGCGGCTGGCCCGGCTGCCAGAGGGTGGTGGGGGCGGCGGGGTTTTCTGGGGTCCCTGGGGTGGATGTGATATAGACCAAATTCGCGGTTTTCGTTGCACAATCCCACGGCGCCATTCGGAGTAGGCGGAAGAGGGTGTTGTATAGGACCAAGTTGACCTGAATCGCTTCATTCGAGGTGTTGCCAGCTAACTCACCCGCGGACACAGTTGTCCGGGTCCCGAGGACCTGTAGTGCTCGGTTCGCGATGTCAAGGACAGCGGTCATTAGTGTTTACCCTGGGTCCCCTTGTTGCCATGGTTATCCCCGCCGAGCCCCGGCTTGGCCCTCATGTGTTCGGCCGGTCCTTTCGGCGGATCATACGGGAGAGGCTTCGCTTCACTAACCCCGCCACACTCAGCGCGCCGGCCACCGGGTTTAGACTCCGGGCCATATTCAGAATGAAGTTCACGGGCCATTGGGTTTCTCCTTTTCCTCTTGAGGGGCCGCTTCTTCCATCGCCGGGATGGGCTTGATGTCCTCCGGCTTCGGGGTAGGGATTGGCGCGATCTCTTCCGGCGAATAGGTCGGAATCGGCGCCACCTCCGGCTCCCGAATGTCCGGCGGGTAGGCACTCCCAGGCTCCACTTCTTCGGCCGGTTTCTCGCCCTCCGGCGGGGGATAAGGAACCGGCTCCCCAGAAGGGTAGCGACGAGTCCCTGGAGGGCCCACCTTCGTGGGCATCGGCTTGGGCTCGTTGCCGGCGTAAGGGTCCCCGCCTTCTCCCATAGTATACTCGATCGGTTTCTCGACCACTTCCTTCGGCCGAGCATTCCATTCCTCGACAATAGGCACGGCCTCGTCGTCGAGTTCAGATAGCTCTATCTGCACCGCCGCCATAAGCGTGTCGGTGTTGGGAACGCTCGGCAGCTTGGTATAGAGCTCGACGAGCGTCCATGCCTTTGTCCAGTCCATTAATGTTTCCCTTGTGATCCACAATGATGCTGTGTAACCCCGGTCTTAGGGGCCTCGTAGCCCCGACCCTTATATAGCTCAATGTGCTTTGTTCGGTGTTGGTGGACACCGATCTCAGACACCTTGTCGATGCTCACATGGTGGGCCTTCGGCTCGACCTTGTGGTCGGCGTAGGTCTTACTCGTTCCCTGCTTCATTCTTGGTTCCTTTCGGTAGAAATCTAGTATGGTCCCAACGGTTCCCGCCCCGCTCGGTCATCTCCCTTCTCACCTGCTCGAAGGCTCCAGCATCAGCGTGGAGGTCTTCGAGGAGTTGACGGAGCCTGTCGTCACAGCGCTCCATTTCTCTGGCGATCCAGGCCGGGATGACCAACCCGCGCTGTTCATACATGTAAGTGACATCATGGATGTCATGCATGTAGTTGGTGAACCGCCGCATCTTCTCCGGCACTTCGCTCTGGGCCTCATCGATAGCATTGGCGATTCGGGTCATCATCGACCGGAGGTGTTTGATGTCCCTGGCCATTCGTTCTAGTGAATCTGCAACGGTCATTTCTTTTTCGGGGCCTTCTTCGGGAGTTTGCCGCCTTTATCAGCGGCTATGAATTCCTTCCCGACTTTCTTCGGGATGCCGAGGGTGCTCTTGCCGCTCATAGCCGCGGCCATGGCTTTGCGCTGTTGTTCGGATTTTGGGGGCATGGTTATATCCTTGACATAACTACGGTTAAGGGGTTGTTGACACCACTCGCCGAGAAGGCTTGCCATTGCTTCTGGACTTCGCCGGTTAGGGTGAGGGCGCCACCATTCGCATAGACCCGGAAGCATCCGCCCAAAAGCGCCACGTTTGGGACCAGCGGAGAATCCGAGCCAGAATTCTGGATCATCATCGGGCCGATGAATATATCCACCGGCCCAGGGTTGTGGAAGGTCACTGACACCCGCGCGGGGTCGGGCGAGAGGATCGGTTGAGGGGTGGTTGAGATGGAGTTGAAAGCGTAGACCAACCCGCCGGAGGCTATTGATCCGGTGATGGCCCCGCCTGGGTTGGACTGGATGAACATTAGAGGCCTCGCCTACTGGCCCGGGAATTTTCCTCAGGGGTGAAGTCGGTGAGAGGTTCGAGGTCATCGACCGCTTGTTCCAGCGGAAGCTCAGGCTCCGCTCGACGTTTGGCGGTCAGGGCCTTGATGAGTTCGGAATTCTGTTGAAGAATCGAGGCCATGGTGACCATGAACTGGTCCATCCCTTCGATCCTAACCGGGGCCTGATTGGCCTGGGCCGATGCCATCGCCTCTTCGAACCGGTCGACGATGGATTGGGAATAATTCCCCGGCATGTCGGTGTCGGGCTTGAACTTCCAGCGGTCTTCGAAACCGGCCGAAATGGCCCGAGCTTCATCGTCGACCGGGATCATGTCTGGCGTGGGATCGCCGAGGAAGGCCAAGTCATGCCGCTCGCCTTTGTTAGGCAGGCAGACAATCACCTCGCCCTCCGTGTTTCCTTGTGGCCCCCAACGGTTAGTCCAATCCATTGGGTCCTTTGGATCGACATAGCGCGGGACAGTGAACTTCTTCCGAATCTGTCGGCCGGACCCTCGGTCGGTTTCCTGATACTCCCATTCAGTAGCATCCACGCAATGGAGATAGTGAGGGGTAGCGAGCTTCCATCTGGCCATTCGGTTCTCCTTTACCAAACGTAGGCGATCGAGACGTTGCCGCAGGCAGAGGCGTTTTGATATGGGCCGGTTATGTTGGTCGACAGGTCGATGCCGAGGAGCATGATGTAGCAGGCCCCGACACCTATAGTGATACCATAGGCCTGTTGCTCCGTGCCACCGTTAGGATCGCAGCCGCCATACTGCCCGCCAGTGACCATGACATGCTGAGTGTTGTTGTTGATCCACAGACCACTGGAGGAGTTAGGGTGGGTCCAGCTGTTATTACAGGCCATTCCATTGGAGATCGACATGCTTTGGGTCGAATCAACAAACATCCCATGGCCTTGGTTTCGCCACATCAACGGGCTGTCGAACTGGAACGCGCCACAAAGCGACGAGGCTACGTTGCAGTTGATCTGAAACCCATTCCCCGCACTGGCGCCGGCGATGACGTTGGTCAATTTGACGTAGTAAATTCCGGTGCCAACGGAGGGTTGAATGAGCATGCCCTCGGAGTTGAACGTCAATATGTCGTTTTCGAGGAAGGTGTATTGAGTATTATGGCCGGCCGATGGATAAAGCCCGATCCCAATGCCGGTGCTGAACCCGGTGGCGTTGACGTTGGTGACCCGGATGGCGTTGGTGTTGTCCAGCCAAATTCCCCAGCCGCCGGTATAGCCGCCGCCGGCGATAATTCGGCCGTGGTCGATGTCGAGATCGCCAACAACGCCCGAGTTATCATTCCCCACCAATATCCCGTTTCGGGTAAGCATGTAGAAGTTGTGGATATAGCCGATATCTTGGCTCGCGCCACCTTCCCAAGCTACGCCCCAACTCGATCCGTAGGTTTCAAAGTTGTCGAGAAGGACGTGAGAGGAATTGGCGACGTAGATAGTCTGCCCAACGGTCTGGAAAGTGGAATGTTGGAGTTGAATGTCCCTAACAGCGACATAGCTCGCGTTGGCGATGTAAATCATCGTCGCGCCATCGCCAGCGGTGTTGTAGAGAACGGTATTGTCCCTACCTTGGCCGACGAGGTAGACGTGCGACGGGAGAGTTAGGGTATTCGAAAGAACGCAGAGCCCGTTCGGAAGAACGATCATGCCGCCAAAGTATTGGTTCGAGACTCCGTTGATTAAGGTCTGAAGGGCATACCAATCATCGGTCGAACCGTCGCATCTAACTCCAGTATCGGCGCCGGTCGCGAAGACCGAGAGGCGGTTGGCGATTGGGATGTTAACAGCTCCCGCGAACTTCGGGTTGGTGTAGAATCCGTTGGAGCAATTGTGGACATAGGCGGTCGTGGCTGCGTTGCCGGAGTTGTCGGCGCAAGACCAAGTCGGCGCCTGGAGGCCGTTGGAGAAGCTGCCGATGCCGGTGGCGCGATTGATCGAGAATGGGTTGCCGAGATAGGCCCCGAAGTCGTTGTAGCTGTAGACCCCAAAATCCGACCCAACATTCCCGCCAGATTCCGCGGCCGCGTTACCGAACTGGAGCTGCCACCGTAGGATCCCATTGGTCCAGCCTTGAAGGGCGCTGGCACCTGGGCCAAGGGCGTGGTTGAGGGCCATAATCGCGTTCGGGAATCCACTACCTAGAACCACCTCGCCGTTAGAGCGGTTGATATTAAACGGCTGGCCGATATAACCCCCGGTGTTGCTGTAGGCGTTGATGGCGAAATTCGAGCCCACGTTGCCAGGACCCTCAGGCGCCGAGTCGCCTAGAAACACGCCCCAACGAAGCGACGGGGTAATGGACCCGGTGTAGCCCGCAATGACATTAGCGTAGTTAGGCCCTCCATTCTCCAGGGCTAAAGTAGACGAGCCGCCTGGGTTGGCGACAGTGACCGACACGCCGAACTGTGGGTTGGGGCAGACGGTTAGGTTTCCGCTGACCACACAGAGCGGCGGGGACACCTGGACCCCGCTCAAGGCCTGTTGGACGAACGCTGTGCTGGCGCAGGCGTTGGTCGAATCTCCTTGTGGCCGCGTGGCGCAGGTCACATTCTGCGCATGGGCCGAAGGCGGGAGACAGAGACAAGCAGCGGTTGCGAGGAGGGCTGCGATTAGCGCTTTCATGTCAGTTCACCGCGCTGTTGGCCGGAGCAGTTCGGACAAACAATCGTAGCGGGACCGCTGTGCCGGCGATGTTAGCGTTGCCAGACATAGTGAGCTGTGCGGCAGTGACGGCGGTTAGGGTGCCATTCACGGCCGAGAACTGATTCGATCTCCAGTCGTCATTCCAGATCAAATCGCCGACTTTGATGTCGGTGGTGACCCAAGAGTTTCCGCCTTGCGGGGCGCCGACGGATGTGATCGTGGCCGCGGTGGTGGAGAAGTTCCCGACGGTGTAGGTGGTTGGGGTGTAGAACCTGGAGACGAGTATCCAGAAATACGTTCCAGCGGTGAAGGCGATCGGGGTAATGGCCTGGGCCACGCCACCGACGGTCTTGTAGTTATTCTGCTGAACCGCGGTGATCACCGGCGGCGAGGCAGCGGACACTGACCGAACCCACCAAACAGTCCCGGTTGAATCGTCCCAGATACAGTCGCCATTGGTTGGGCCATTTTGGAATATCGTGGCCGGTGTGTTGCCGGCCGGCAT